ACCTCAGCTTGTAAGAGCGTAGGTATAGGAAGGACTACTCACTACCTATGGATGGAGAATGACCCAGAGTATAAGAAAGCAGTAGATGACTTACAGAATGTCGCACTCGACTATGCTGAAAGCAAACTACACAGCCAGATTAAAAAGGAGAACGCAACAGCAATCATCTTCTATCTAAAGACCAAAGGCAAGAAGCGTGGCTACATTGAGCGACAAGAGATAACACACGAGGGTATCAAGACATTCACCATTGAAGAAGTAGATGAGCAAGATCCAAGTCAATAAAGTATTCGGACACCTCACACGATCAAATAAGAAGATAGTAGTAGAGCAAGGCGGTACTCGTAGCGGTAAGACCTACAACATCATCCTATGGATCATCTTCTACTACTGCACTAACAACACAGGCAAGACTATAACCATAGCTCGTAAGACCTTCCCAGCTGTACGCTCCTCAGTCATGAGGGACTTCTTAGAGATACTCAAAGCACACGACCTCTACAAAGAGGACAACCACAACAAGTCAAACAGCGAGTACCAACTCAACGGCAACCTAATAGAGTTCATCTCAATGGATCAACCTCAGAAAATCAGAGGGCGCAAGAGAGATCTAGCCTTCTTGAATGAGGCGAATGAACTAACGATGGAGGACTGGCAGCAAATCGTGTTCCGTACTAACGGCAGAATCATCCTTGACTACAACCCTTCAGATACCTACCACTGGATCTACGACAGGGTGATACCTAGAGAGGATGCTGACTTCTATCAAACGACCTACCGAGATAATCCATTCCTAGATCCTACTATCATCTTAGAGATAGAGCGACTGCAAGAAACGGATGAACACTACTGGAGAGTCTATGGACTAGGAGAGCGAGGTACTAACAGAGCGCAAGTGTTCCAGTTCACAACGATACAGCAAGTGCCTAGCACAGCCAAGTTCCTATCCTATGGTCTTGACTTTGGATTCACCAATGATCCATCAGCACTCGTGAGATGCTACCAAGAAGGTAACAACCTCTACTTCGAGGAGATGCTATACTCTACCAACCTAACCAACCAAGACCTCTCAAGGAGGTTCACTGATATGGGGATAGGAAGGTACGAGGAGATCTTCGCTGATAGTGCAGAGCCTAAGAGTATCGAGGAACTGCATAGAATGGGTTGGACTATCAAGCCAACCACTAAAGGAGTAGACAGCGTGAACGCTGGTATTGATATGCTGAAGCGTTACAAGATTCACATCGTAGGAAGCAACCTAATGAAAGAGATGGAGAACTACCGATGGATAGAAGATAAGAATGGTAACTTGCTGAACAAGCCAGAGGACAAGTGGAATCACTTGATTGATGCAGCGAGATATGGAGTATATAACAAACTAAGCAAACCTAACTATGGTCGATACGCAATCCGTTAAGATAGAGATACCAGAGGCACTAGCCGACATCTCAGTTGAGAAGTATAAGAAGTTCATCATGATGGCTACTGAGGAGAATGGAGATGAACAAGCTCTGTATCACTTCTGTGGTCTTACTCCTGATCAACAGGAGAACATGAAGAAGAAGGACAGAGACTACATCAGAGAGAAGATAGCAGCTGTTCTAGCAGAACGACCAGCACTTGTTCAGACCTTCACATACAGAGGCGTAGAATACGGCTTCCATCCTAAACTAGAGGACATCTCTATGGGAGAGTATGTAGACCTCGATGAATACTTGAAAGAGCCGTACAAGAACGCTGAGAGAGTTCTAGGTATTCTGTATAGACCTATCACTAAGAAGATGTATGGTAGGCATCTGGTTGAAACCTACGATCCTGATAGACATAATGGGCTTGGATTCCAAGACCTATCTGCTGACATCTTTCTAGGTTGTCTGCTTTTTTTTTATCGTTTAGAGATCAGCTTACTAATAACTTTCCTACGATCTTCACAGAAGGAGGAGGAGATGAACCAGCCTTTGACAAGCAAACGCAGTTCTCAAGAAAGTGGGGTTGGTATGGCGCAATCAATCAGATTGCTGGAGGTGATATCACAAAGTTTGATGAAGTAACAGCACTACCAGCTCGTACCTGTTTGACCTTCCTAGAGTTCAGTCTTGACAAAGCTGAGGTAGAGAAGGCGCATATGAAAAATCAATCAAGGTTCTAGGTTATTAAAAAAACTCTGTTTATATTTGTGTAAATCAAAACACAAGAGAGATGATGATTTCAGAAAACCTTTACACATTCAATCAATTAAATCCTAATCCTATTGTATTAGGAACTGCAATTACTTCTTATTGTAGACAAATGAATTGCTTTGGCTTAGAAGCAAATGTTGATGCTTTCCTACAGAGCAAATTAGGACAAAGTATTAAGTTCTATGAAGATGGGACTTTATTTATTCATGAAGTAAAATAATAGAGAGATGAGTTTATACGACAAATTAAGCCCAGAGGCTTTGAAGGTATTAGATCAGGAGATGGTCAATTACCCAACACTTACTAAAGGAGTAATAGATTCTTTGAAGAACAACGATGTTGTCATCGACTTAACAATTGGTCAAGGCATATCTATCGGTGCTGCCTTTGGATTTGAATGCACAGCTACTAACCTTTTTAGCTTCTTTGAGTGATGGACTACCTAGACAGAGAGTTGATGGACTATCAGAATGATCAGGCGAGTCAATGTGATATATGCTACGAATACTGCGATGATAGCTGGGTATGTTCTTGCTGTCATGACTGCGAGAAAGAGAGTTGCGTATGCGATGAAGAAGAAATACATTTAGGTATCTAGTGGTGGTTCGCTAGATGGTTTGGTTGAGAGGGGGCAATAGCCCTCTCTTTTTTTTATACCTATTTTCTATTATTGGGTTTTTTAATAGTATGAAGAAAGGATATTACCAAATCACAGAGGCACTTAAAAGTGCAGTAGAGGCTAACGACCACATCAATCAAGTAAGCTGGGGGAACATATTTGACATCGACTTTCGCAAGATGGATATGTACCCACTGGCTCATGTCATCACAGGTAACGCTACATTGAATGAGCGTACCATCTCTTACGAGTTCGACTTGCTAGTGATGGATGTCGTAGACTACTCCAAAGAAGCGAAGGATCTATACGAGGGCAATATGATGAAGCAAGACATCTACCACAGAACACTTGCTACTATCTCAGAGATCCTCGCTACCTTCCGCAGAGGTGATCAGTACGATGCCTACTTCAGACTTACAAACGATCCTATTGCAGAGCCGTTCGATGAGGACTACGAGGCGAACATCTGTGGATGGAAGGCAACGCTAGTGATTGAGGCAATCAACCCGAACAACATCTGCTAGTGGAGAACAGAAACCGAAATACAAAACTCGCACTAGAGAAGTTCGGTAAGTATCTGGTAACAGAGTCCAGAAAGAACCTAACGAGAAAGAACAAGAACAACACTAGGAAGTTGTACGACTCGTTGAGGTACGAGGTTGATGTAACAGCAAACGCTATGAACTTCGACTTCATCATGGAGGAGTATGGTGAGTGGGTAGACAAGGGCAGAAAGAAAGGTAAGCAACCTCCTCAGTCTGCTATCCTCAAATGGGTAGAGGAGCGTAGGATTCAGTTCAGAGACAACAGAGGTAAGTTCAAGACTTATGAGAGTACAGCTTGGGCTATCGCTAAGAGCATAAAGAAGCGAGGCATACCAGCAACCGACTTCTACTCAAGACCTTTCAACTTAGGATATGCAAAGCTACCTAACGATGTAGTCCAAGCATACGCTCTAGATATTCAAGACTTTCTAGAGTTCAGCATAAACGAATTAAACAAGAAGTACAAAGATGGCGGTAATTAGCCCAACAGGATTGCTAGGAGCAAGATCACCTATCTACATCTCATGGGATGGTAGTGGTACAGCAGAGATAGAGAGCTTCACTTTGGAGGTGTACGCATGGACTGGAGACAAGGACACTAGACCAGCGACACCTATCTACACGATAGCTAGAACATCAGGATTCGTAAACATCTATCCAGTAGCGAATATCGCTCCTCTCTTACGAGATCAGTTTGATCCTAAGATAGGTAAGTGGACTAGTGCTGATCCATTGAACTACTCACCAGATTCATTCCTATGGGTAGAGGTAGACTACAACATCGACTACAATAATGGAGGTGCTACGCTTAACAGCACAGGTACTACTGATCGCTTCATGGTATGCAATGGGTACTCTACCCTATTGGAGGGTACGAATGCTACTATCACGAATCACATCCTCTGGAACACGAACGATAGGTATCTTCATGCGAACGATACGCAGATGCTTCCTGTGTTCTTAGGTGCTGATCCTTTAACAGGACTTGATATAGTCTATGGGTACGAGGACAGAGTCATAGCAGATAGTGGTATCATCGAGAGCCTACAATGTGCAAACATAGGACTACGATACTTGAAGATACTTAACGATGATGGTACTAGCTACCAGTTCGATGTTACTGAGACCTTCTTAGGTGGAGACTTAGCACAGGACAGAGTCATCCTACTTCCAGTAGGGATAGCAAACTTGACCAACAGAAAGGATGCAGTAGGTCTATCAGGAACTGCACCATACAACACCGACTACTACGATGCTCAGTTGCTGAATGGCTTTGGTGAGGTAA